GTATGGATCTTCTTAAGGAGAAATCAAAGAAGTTAGCTTTGGATATTAGTGTATATCAAAAAGATATAGACAGTAATACCAAAGATGACTCCTGGAAGGCATACAAAAGCTGGACAGAAAGTGAAAATGTACTGTCAAAAAAATATGACAGACTATTTAGTAAGGAGAATAAGAAATAATGAAAAATTTTAAAGTTTTCTATAAAGCCGAGGTTGTGTATTCATTATCTTTTAAAACTAAAAAAGAAATGAAAAGCTGGCTTAAACAAACTGAATATTCTGATAAAAGAAATTTTTATAAAAAGGATATGAAGTTAGAAACAGAAGAGGGAAAGTGGTCAGATGGTCAGATTGAACTTTTCGATTATAGGGATTGTTAAAATGACTAATAAAAATCCATCAAGGGATGATTGTATTTCAGCAATTAAAGAATGTATAAAAGATGATTTAGTGAAGCCTGAGATCATTAAAAAAATGATTGATGATTATCCAAGTGTTCATAAATCAACTTTTTATAAATATTACAATGTTGCACAGGATGAATTGTCAGATGAAGATTTTGTAAGTGGTGCTTGCATTATTGAAACTGAAAGACAAATTAAAATCCAGCTCAAGAAACGTCTTATGGCAGATCTTGAAAAGGATTATGATACAGAAACTGATCCAACATTAAAACGTAATTTACGAAATGATCTACTTAAGTTACTCAAACAATTTTAAACACGAATTCGCTAACGAAAATGAAACTTTATGAATTTATTGATCAATGCGTAAGCAATACATCAAATGATTTTGATGAAAAAAGCAATGACGCAATTATTGATTTCTTGGAATGCATCAAAGATTATGCACCAGCTGACATTGATTTAGAAGAGGAACCTGATCCAATTTATGAGGAGGATGAAGAATGATTTTAAATTTATTTCAAAAAGAAATTTGCATAGATTGTAAAGAACCTTGTCATTGTGGTTCTGATCGATTTATTAACAGATATCCAGTTTATTCAGATGATGTTGAAGGTTGGAGATGTGGCGATTGTGCCACTGAAATAGATTCTATCCTGGAGGAATTAAATGATTGAAAATCCATTACCAGCTCAAGTTATGCAAGAAAAAGAAGCTCTTTATCTTAATGAAAAATTTGAAGAGCATTGTTCTGATGCAGCTAAAGAATTAGCTAAAGAATATAATCTCAATCCAGATTATTATGAACCTTTTATAGAGTTTTACATTGAAGAATGTAGAGAATCAGACAGAGGTTATTTTTTCGATAATCAAAAATATATTATCGATCTTTGGTGGGATCATAATAAAGATTTATATGAAACTAAAACACCTTATATGGAGATTAAAAAATGATTTATTACCAAATATCAGGATATGAACTTGTAGAAAATTACGAAACTTATCAACCCTGGATAGATGGTTGTCACGAATCTTTTATTATAAAATTTTCTAAAGAACAACCAATTGAAAGATTAAAATTAATTTTTATTGATATGTATAAAGCAAAACATGAATATGCAAATAAAGAATATATATATTTAGAAAATGTAGTAAAAGCTGGTAGTCCTATAGAAAAAATAAAAATTGATGATTAATTAATTTTTTATATATTCATTAATAGCAGTTCTAACCTGGTGAGCGATGGGGATTCCTTCTTCATCGCTTTTATCTTTTAAAGCTTCATATTGTTTGATAGTAAAATTACAAACATATCTGATGTAATCGGTTTTAGGTCTTGGCATTGATATAAAAATATATGAGATATATATAACATAACATGAAAAAGACTATCAAGCCTAAACCTGATAGTCAGTTATGTCTAACAATAACAACATCACCCTTGCCCAGGTGACTAATTGCTTATGAATGGGTTAATTACGCCATGAAAAAAGCGTTGACTCCCCAAACATCCTCGATGGGAACTCATATACATCTTTGAATGAAATCGACAGGGTTACTTAGAGTCATCAGTAACATTTCTATCAAAGGAGCAGCAACTGTTTATATTATATATCAGATAATTGATATCAATGTAAATATATATGACATATCATTATATCTTGAATGGCGATTTTAAGAAAAAGAAAAGAACCAAAAGAAAAAGAATATATAAATAAATAAATATATTTATATAATATTAATAATATATATATTAATAATATATATATAATAAATAATATTAAAGGGAAATTTCAAAAATAATTTCTTGACATATAAATAAATATCATCTACTGTCAGTAACAAACACACATATATTTATGTCAAGTAAAAAAGTTTGTATCTGGTTAGAACCTGATCTTTATGAATATCTTGATGAAGCAAGGGGAGAAGAATTATCAGTTCCCCAATACATCAGATTAATTCTTAAACAAAAAAAGAAAAGTTCTGCAAAAAGAAAACCAAAAGCGATTACAGATGGATCAGATCCTTTTGCATCTTCAGTAATTTCAGCAAATATGATACCTGGTGATCTTAAGGAATATGCTGATTTAATTGTTGAATGGTGGGCAGTTCGATATCGAAAAAAGGCAACTTGCTCTACAAAGGTCGCTGAAAGGATTTTTGATAAGTTACGAACATTCACACCAAGAGACAGAAAGAAAGCCCTTGAAGGGGCAATAGCAGGTGGTTGGATGAATATTTATGAGATAAAGGAATCTAAATTTGCAAAGGATGAAAAGATTGCACCCAAGCCAAAATATTTTAAGGCCAGCGATAATCAGTTACCACCAACCTTAAAAGAGTTAGGTTTGGACAAAGCTATGAATGGAGAAAATTAATGGAAAAAATATTTGATCGCATATCAGTAATGAAAACTCTTAAAGATGGTATCAAAAAAGGTTACTGGACATTAGAAGACCTGGATCAACCCAGCCCTCAGTGGAAAGAAGTTGTTGATACCTGTAATGGACATCCACTATATGTCAAAGGTTATCAGGGTGTTAAGTTTGAAAATCTTGCTAGGCTTAAAGAACCCCCACCTCCTCCAGCTGAAGAAAAAGTAGAACTAACCAACCCCAAAGACTTACCAACTCATTTTTAATTAAACATGAAAACTATCGAAAAACTTCCTAGACTTCCTATCTTCAGAGATGAAGCTACACATAAATATTTCTGTGAGAAGTCAAACAAATGGCTCAAGTATTCAACCACTATGGTCTGTAATGAACTTGATGAAAAAGCAAAAGAAAGTATTGAACATACAAGACACATTTGGCAACCGAGAGGAGAAACTGTTCATAGTTGCTTAGAACAGAAGATGTTAGGTGCTGATGATATTGATATGGGTGAATATGAAGAATGGGCTATCCCATTGTTTGAGCTGGAACTGTTCACACATTTTGAACCTATGGGTGTTGAATATATGATGAGCAATCCTGGTAAGGATGTAGGAGGTCAGCTTGATCTTATTGGTTACGATACGAAAGCTAAGAAGATTAGATTGATTGATCTTAAGACTAAGGGAGATACAAAATATGATTTTAAAAAAAGAACTGGTTGGAGAGAACCTTACAGAACAGATAAGCAATTAGGTTGCTACATCGAAATGTTGAAACTAAATTGTGATATAGAACCAGATATCTGTAATACTATCTGGGCATATAAAGGAAAATGTATGTTAAACGAAGATCAGCCTGTACAAAGATGCAAAGATGCATGGCAGGAAGCATGGGAAAAGTTTGAAGCTAAACAGCAATTGTTCTAATGACAAAAAAAGAAAGAATTGAAGCTGCTCAGAAACGTATCGAGGAGCTAAGAAAACTTATCTCGGAGTGGACTAAAAGATGAGATATATACTTGATGTCTCAGGTAGAGACCTGGAGCTAATTAAAGCTTCAATCGTAAACTTTGAAAGATCGCTGGATATGTCAACTCAGGCTGATTTCAGTCACATTACTGATGAATTGAGTGATCTTTATTTAAGTTTAAAAATACAAAAAAGAAAACAATTAAATTCTAAGTTAAAAAGAAAATGGGGGATTAAATTATGAAATGTCTTTACAGAGAACTTGATCGAAGAAAAAAGTATTTGATCACAAAATTACAAAATGAAATTGCAACACTTGAATGGCAGTGGTTTCAAAGAGAGATATCAGATAAGGATTATGTTGTAGCATTTGATGATATTCAAAGACGTATAAGAGAACTTGAAGGATAATGTATCTTGATGTATAGTTATATGTAAATATATCTACTATTTAATTAAAGATGCCAAAACCATCAGAGTTTGAAAAAGGTAAGCGTTTATCAAAAGAAGAATATAAAAAACGATTAGAAAAATATTACAAAGAAAAAGGTAGACAAAAATATATTGATAAGGCTTATGGAAAGTTACAAAATCAATGTCTTAATAAAAGTCTTATTGCAAAGATAAAACAGGAAGCTAAAAAAAAATTCAAGGTTTATCCATCATCCTATGCTACAGCTTGGATAAAGTCTGAATATAAAAAAAGAGGTGGAAAATTAAAAAGTAAAAAGCGTCAAACAAATATCAAAGTAAATGATCAAGGAAAAATTACAGAGATGACTCAAACAATAGGAATTGAAGGTAGTCCATCTGTTACTTTGCCCTCTGGTCAAACTGTATCAATGGATGGATCTCTATTTTTCAATACAAATGATTCAAATCTTTATACTGTTGAGGAAGAAACTAACGAGAGAAAAATAGTTGAACGCAGGGGAGATGCAAAAGAAGGTGATTTATGGGTTCATCCAAATACAGGAAACCTAAAAATGAAAGTAGGTGATAAATGGGTAACTGTTAATGATCCAAATAAACTTCCTAAACTAAATAAACAAAAGGTTAAAAAAGATTTATCTGAGGCTTTCGCAGAAAAACGTAAGAAACAGCAAATCGAAGTAAAAGAAGTTGTACTTGAAACCAAACCAAAAATTACCAGAGGACAGTTCTTATACAAATACAAATCACCTCAAAACTTTTATTCCTGGCAAGATTTGGCAAGAGAACATATCAATTGTAAATACAGAAGTCAGCAATATATCTATGACTCTCCTGCCTACTATTTGAAGGATGATTTATGTAATTCACTAATAAATACAAATATAGATAATCTTGAACTTACAGAAAGTCCAAATATAGTAAACCCAAGTTTCTTTTTACTTAATTCAAATAAAGTAAATGAAATCAAATATTCATTTATTGAATGCCATAAGTGGAATAACAAAGAAGCAAAAGATATGTTGATAAATCCGAAAATGAAATTTGATGTATATGTAAACTTTGTAATCGAACCAAATAAAATTCATTATTACGCATTTAATTGGAATAATTTGAATATGGTTAAATTCATTCAATTACCAGTAGCTGATGAATTGATCAAAGAACATTTTCAAACTGTTGTTAACTTAATTTTATTAATGAATCAACAGCCAGATATTATTACCGAAGAATATATTCCATCGAAAATTGTACCTTTACAGAAAAAATATAAAGTACAAAGTGATATCAAACCAAGAGCTATCTGTTGGGTAGGAAAAGACTTTACAACAAGGGTTGTAAAACTGAAACCAAAACAGGATGAAGATATTTTGGCCGTAGCTGGAAATAAAAGAAAGTTAAGACCTCATTGGCGAAGAGGTCATTGGCATACAGTATTAAAGGGTGCTAAACGTAAGGAGCGTAAGATGAGATGGTATCAACCAGTTTTTGTACTAGGAAACGCAGCATGAATGAAATAACAATAAGGGTTGTAGGAATACCTGCTCCTCAAGGATCTAAAACCCTTACACGTTGGGGTGCAATGATTGAAGCATCTAAAAAAGTGAAGCCCTGGAGAAATAATGTTAAGGAAGCTGCACTCGAATGTTATTCATCAGGTGCATTGAATTTACCTGTAAGAGCAGATATTGAATTTATTTTTCCCAGACCTAAGTCACATTATGGAACAGGAAAGAATGCAGATGTATTAAAAGCTTCAGCACCTAAATACTGCACAAGTAGAGGTAATGGAGATATTGATAAGCTTGCAAGATCTACTTTGGATGGATTGTCTGTTAGTGCAGGAGGAAGTGTGTTGGAAGATGATTCTCTTGTAGTTGAACTTAATACAAAGAAAAGATATGTGAAAAAGGATGAATTACCAGGATCATATATTGCAATATCGTCCATTTGTGATTAGTATACTAATAGTTTAGTATACTAATTAAACATGACCACCACAACTCTGCCTAATCTAGCTGGGGTAATCAAAACTACTGACATCTATAAAAAGATGAAGTTTGATTATGTCGCTTGGGCTAAAACTGCACAGATACTTAGAGAACACGCTCCTGGTTGGCAGTTCTGTCTTGATAAATCCACTTCTGAAGAAGGTATATCATCTTATATTTTTCAAGCTCCCGATGGAACTGGATTTCTTATGGGATATTTTGAAAACATTGATACAAGTGTTAAAACTACTCTTTTTCCTTTTGCAATAACAGATAACGCAAATAGACCTTTATCAAAAATTTCTTCTGTTAACTTTCAAAATTCACATCGTAGATGTCTTTGTGCCTGTGCTTGCTTTACTTTTGGATTAGCTTATGAATTATGGGCACAGATTGAAATTGATGAAGCGAAACAGGTTACACCCGAACCTAAGAAAGGAATTACAAGGACTCCTACAAAACCTAAACAAGAACCCGAACCTGTTGAATCCATAGAAGATAAAGATTATGGTAAGCCTATAGCACAACCTGCTTTAGAAGCTGTCGTACAAAAAATTATGAACTTATCTGAAAAGTATCCTAAGAAAAAAGATGAAGTTCTTAACAAGTACAAATCTCAGTTTGAGATCACATCTGAAAAGATTGGCCCTGCTGACATAAGAACTGCGGAACAAGGTCAGTTCCTTACACTTCTAATAAATGAAATTGATTCAACTCTATGACTCAGGAAGAAGCGGAATTTGCAGGGAGACAAGTTCTAGATCAACTTCAAGAACGCAAGCAAGATCGCCATAAAGATTACAACAGAAACATCTTTTCAATTCGTACAGATGATCTTCTTGCAAAACAAATAAGAACATATTGCAAAAACAATAATGTTCCTCCCAATCAATTTATTAAAACTGTCCTTCAAAATTATTTTACAAATGCCTAATTTTGCTTTACCCCTTCCAATCAAATGGTCTGTTGGAAAAAACAAATTCAACGAAGAAAACCCTAATGAACCACTTCTTGCAATTCAAGTACCTGTTGAATCTGTCACTTCATTGATTGAGCATCTTACAAACCTTGTAAATACAAAACAAGTGTCGAAAAAAGTATATGATCCAAAAGTTGGAAAGAGTGATGAAAAACCATGCGTTATGCTTTATTGCAAAGGCACTAATGGTGACTATGGATTATATGGAAGCTTTTCACCTTTAAAAATTGAAGATGCCCCAGATCTCAATCAAATGGAATTTTGATGAAACCTCCATTAAAAATTCTTGATACTTTTGCAGGTATTGGTGGTTTCTCTTATGCTGCACATAAACTTGTCGGAGGATTTGAAACCACTCAATTTGTAGAGATTGATCCCTTTTGTCAAAAAGTTTTAAAAAAACATTTTCCAAATACACCAATTCACGATGACATCAAAACATTTACAGCAAGACCTTTTCAGTTCGATGTCATCACTGGAGGATTTCCATGTCAGGACATATCCGTTGCAGGCCTCCAAAAAGGAATCACAAAGCAATCCAGATCAGGTCTCTTTTACGAACTCATCAGAGTCATACGCCTGGTACGACCAAAGTTCATCGTCTTGGAAAACGTGGCAGCGATCCTTAATAACGGATTGGACATCGTTCTCGGAGAGCTTTCCGAAACAGGGTACGATGCAGAATGGGCAGTTATATCTGCAAGTTCATTGGGAGCCTGCCATAGAAGATCAAGGTGGTGGCTCGTTGCCTACCCCAAGTCAGAGAGATTACAAAGGGGGATGCGGAACAGTGAAGGAAAAGGATGGAAAATTTTACAGACAGAGCAACACAACAGGAACGAAATACGGAGTGAGGTTGGATGCATTGATGGAATACAAAGCCAAAAAGAAGATGCCACCTCCCAAAACTCCAATGTTACCAACACCAACAGCATCGGATGTGGAGGGGGGAACAGCGAGAGACGTTCAATTCAAGAACGGAACTTTTTTCAGAGAGAATCGAAAGGGGGAGAAAAAAGGCGTCAAACTGAGGGATGCAGTATCAATGCTTCCTACCCCGACAGCGATGGATACCAAGGACAATGCTTTGAAAAACGCAACAAAGTTACTTCAGGGCAAGACACACAGATCATCAGGTCAACCAATACAAGTGACTTTAAGCGACAAAGTGATGATGGAAATGATATTAAAGAATCCAGAGTTGATGACAATTTATCAGGATCATCAGATGGAGGAAAGACCAAATTTACCGACACAGGAAGACTTTGTGAATTATCTGAGGAAACATACAACGATCAAGGAACTAACAGCCAAGACAACTATCAAGAAAACAACGATAGAACATTGGTTTCGGAAAGACAAGGCAGGCTTCAGTTATCCGAGCATCGAGGATTGGCAAGTCATAAAACCACATCTAAAGGAGATTCAATTCGACAAGGAGATGACAACAGTTCAGAACAAAGAATGGATAACCAAGAGTCAAATGTTACCAACTCCAACAACTATGGATCATCTACCTCAAAGGAGTCCCGAAGCACTCAAAAAACAAATGGAAGGAGCGAGAAAAGGGAGGACATCATTATCGAATCTGAGGGAAGCAGTGAATCCAGAGACTCAAGAAATGTTCAACTCTCTATTACCAACACCGACAGCATCAGAACACAAGGCAAGGATGAAGGATACAACCCAAGCAGGGAAATGTCTGTCGGCAATGGCAAGACGAGACGAACTCTCAGTCCAAACTGGCGGGAATATGTTTCTGAACCCGTACTTTGTAGAGGAGATGATGGGCTACGAGGTCGGGTGGACAGACTTAAAGCATTAGGAAATTCTGTAGTTCCGCAGGTAGCTGCGATACCATTACAACGTGTACACGATCTTTATTACAAATGAAACCAATTAGAAAATCAGTTGAAAAATTACGCAAACTTAAAGAAATAAGGCGTAAAAATTTAGAAAAAAACTTTCTAGAAATCCAAATGAAAGGTCAGGATCATTATGTTTTTATCAAAGAAAATGGTAAGGCTCAAGTTGTTTATGATGAAGGTCGTTGGGTTACAGAGCATATAAGAACTGCAATCCTTAAATACAATTACGAGATTGACAAGATAGATAAGTTATTTATCAGAGATTTTACTGATGAAGAACTTAACGAGTATGAAAGAACTTTGCAATAGGGTTTTTTGGCTCTCTTTTTTCTTTTCTCATTTGCTGAACAACTCTTTCGGCTTCTAATTCTATAAGTCTATTTAACAAAGAGGCCATAAAAACATCCTGGTCAAACTTTTTTCTGACCATATGTGTGCAATATCTTTTTACATTATCCAAATCATTACTTTTCATTATCTCTCTACATTGCATTTCAATTTCTAGTTCCATCTCTGGAGGTGCTGGCTCAATGTCAATGTTGAGGAATTTAGTAATTTTCATGCTGGAGGAAAAAGCTGTTTTTCTAAAATTTCAACCGCTTTATCATCAAGTGTATTTGTAGTTTGTTTAGCAATTGACTTTAATAAATCTACGACCAATCTTTTAACAGCAGTTGTTGTCAGAAAGGTCATTAAAATCGGTTTTAGAATCTTATACATGGAATAAATATGTGTTACTTCCCAAACATAGCTAAAATGCTAGTATTGGACAAGAATCTTAACTTTTATGGAAGAAGAAGAAAAGGAAGGTCGAGATTATGTCGGACATTTAGTTCGGATAATTATTCTTGGTTGGAGTTTATCAGTAATGACTCTTGGATACATGGAAAGAATAAGGTTAGATACTTTTGCAGCTGGCCTTGTGGGGAATATTGCAAGCAGCTATGGGGTATCTGTAAAAGGTAAGAATGGCAACGGAAAAAAATCAGTTATAGTAGATAATAAGAACAATAAAGTAGGAATTAAATGAAAAAACTACTTATTTTTTTATTTATATTATCAGCACCAGCTTATGCTGATATAACTTCAAAATTTACATCAAGTGTAAGTGTAAAAGTTGATGCTGCTATGACACAAGCCACGAGAATTGGTGCGTCTTATAGTGCCTCTGGCAGCAATATCGGAACAAGTAATACAAACGATCAGATTGGAGGACTAACTGTAAGCAATAATGTAGTTACACTAGATGCTGGAAATTATTCTATCAATGGTTGCGGAGAAACTCCTGCTAATTGTGCTAGTACATGGTCATTAACAGAATCATTCACCGCAGCAGATACGATTCCATCTAATAATGGAACAGAAAATACAACAATTGCTGCTGGAACAGTTCCAAACTTTGGTAGTGTGATTTCAACTGTAGCTGGAAGTGGAGACGGTTTTGCTGGATCTATCACATCAGGTCACGGAATCACAGGATTACATGAAGGAGACTCAGGATCTACTGTTACAGGACAGTTTGTAACGGAGCTAACCATAAGATGATATATGAAAAAGCTTTTATTGTTGCTTTTGCTATATGCCATACCTGTTAAATCACAGCCTGTTGTTCCTAACTTCACAACGGGTACACTTAGTAGCACCACAAATACAACAACCTCAATCAGTGAGACTATTACTTCTACAGATTATTTTGGTAATTCTTATGAGTACACTGTTACTGGATTGGGAGTCACAACCGATGAATCAATCGCTCCAAATACAACAAATGTTAATGGGACAGTAAATGGAGAAAGTCAAACATGGACAGGATTAGATCTATCAAAAGACAACAAACCAGTATTTACCCTAGCCGATCAAACTTCTGGAAACGCATTTCAATTTACGGAAACTTATCGTGGCCCTGGAGGAGTTTCAAACGTGACAACAATTCAAAGAAATATAGAGTCAACAAGCGTAGTCACAAGTACCTCAGTGTTTTCTCAATAATTCTGTTATCACCTGCACAGGTTTTAGCTAATGCTGTTTCGCAATCAAATAATGGTTCCGTTACGAATATGGCTGTACAAACGCTTACAGGTAACATGACAACTAATCAATACGGTGGAAATATTGTATGCCAAGGACCGACCCTATCTATTAGCCCATTCACCACTTTTGGAGCAAATTATTTAAAACCTTATCGGGATTATTATGAAACACCTTTCTATGATCCAACAGATGCCAATGATGATGGTGTACCTGATAATCCAGGGAATGTACTTTTCAATCAAAAGAATTATTCTGGAACTAATAAAGATAGTTATGCTTTAAACTTTGGCATATCAGCCACGTTTAGTATTCCGTTAGATAGAGGATTACAGAATCAATGTAAATCTGCTGCTGATACACAGATAAATATACAAAAACAAGTGTTAGAGAATAAACGATTGGATTGGCAGATCGCAAGAATCCGTGAATGTGGAAAGCTAAAACAGGAGGGCATAATGCTGACTACCGATAGTCCATTTTTTAATATCTGTAAGGATGTTTATTTAGTACCAAAAGCAAATCAAGTTATCCCACATACTCATAAATTAAAGCAGTAGACAAGCTACAGGAAACTTGCCTACCTAGACGCCCTATCCTTCGCCATGGTGAATAGGGTGCTTTTATTCTACCTTATCTTTCTTGTTTGTTAGTTTTTTTACGATATTTTTTATAGCTGGTTTTATTATATTGAGAATAAGAGGGCTACTCGCAGCCACAAGGCCAATAACAGCAGTAGATACAATAGTGCTCGGTTCTGGGATGTATTGATCCACAAAAGGAACGTCTTCATATAGAGTGATGCACTCAATCCCATCATCACCTCTTTCATGCCCAATGACACGCTCTAATTTTTTTTCGTTACGAAAATCTCCAACTCGCTGATCTTTGTTACCTGGGCAGGGTTCTATCTTTATAGATTCCTTTTCTTTTGGAATATCGGGAATATCAGGTGTTGTGGATTCTGGAACATTGGGTGTACTTATTGGTTTTTCTTCTTTCTGCTCAACTATCTGTATTTTCTTCCTGTCGTAATTTATTGGAACGAATGAAGGTATTTTGCCTTCTGGACAACTATAAAACGCTCCATTTACATCATCTTCAATAATCTGTGTATTTTTTATACTTGCATCTCTATGAGTTTTAACGCATCCAGGTAAATCAATATTAGGTAGCGGTACATTTAAAATAGGTAAAGGAGTAGAAATATAGCTATTAATTGTTGGAATCTCTGGAATTATGATCTCAGGGATTTCAGTCATAGGCATCTCTTTTCTTTAAAACTTCAACATCTGAATAACATTTTGGACAGGTTAAATTGGTTCGCACAGAATATTCTGCAAATAAAATTGCATCCATACTTTCATCAATATCAATACTGTCACCAATTATTAATTCTGTATTGCAATGAAAACAATTCATTTTTGAAGAAAAGGAATAGATTGTCCTGTCTGACTTGGTAAAGAGTTATCTAACATTTTTGGCATAAGTCCTTGTACTTTACCCAAAACTTTGTTCATCATCTTTGTCTGAAACTGTTCTGAAGTTACATACTTGTAACCAAAGTACGCTCCACCACTCATTGAAGCTACCATTACAAATGAGACAATACTCAAAATGTTAGCAATTTTTTGAAACATGATAAAATTTGCAATTTTAAGAGCTATGTCAGTTATGACATTTGCTACATTACTGTTAATTATAAGTCTATCTCCCCTCTACGTCACGATGAGCCTTATGACAAGACAAATGCAAGAATCTAATCGTTAGGATCGTCTGGATATTGTGTCATGTTAGGAGTAGAAACACCATCTTTTTCTGTTGATCCATAAAGAGTAACTAAAGCTGCTGTATCAGAACAGGCATCGATTTCTTTTTCACGAGTGTCACAGGCTGTTCGCACTCCATTACGAAAAGTTGAAATTGATGAAGGGATTGCAATATCTTTTTCTGCTTTTCTTACAACGTACCAATCATATTTAGCTAACAAAGAACCAGCAGTTGTTTTTTCTCGTGCTTTTAATACTGATTTAACACCTAAAATAACAACTTGATTTCCGTTTTCATCTTTTAATAAATTTCCATCGTCATCTGTTGCGTTTACATCATCAAGTGCTTTTGCAGTTCCATCACTCCAATAAAAACGTGAATCATATGTTGGTGCGTCAGCAACCTCAGTAATACCAAGGTCTTTTTTCTCTTGTGCTGATGATAATCTTAACCAGTTAGCAGGGTAATTTATATCCCCTACTGTAAAGGGAACATCAACTGCTAAAGGTTTTCCGTCTAATAAAAAAGCCATAGTTTTATTTTAGTATATACTCATTTATCTGGCACGAGCGTTTCTAAATGGTGCTTCTGCAAATGCTAAATAAATATAATTATTATTGTTAAGATTTAATTCACCTGCAGTAGTTCTACATTTAAAACCATTAGCTAAAATATCTATTCCAGTAGCAGAATAATCAGCATTACTTAAGTCTGCAAATAATTGTAAAGCAGTTGGATTGTCAACATCTCTTTTATTATCCATTATAGTCCAACTGTTACCACCAGTTGTATTTTTAACCATAACCCAAGCGGGTCGAAAACCTGTAAAAACAAACGTGCCATCACTTGACCCGTTGCCTGTATATGACCCAAACTTGCTATACCCTGCTACTTCGCTAAAACAATAAGCCACAATAGTTGAGGGAGTTGAAGTATTCATTCCACTCCACGTTCCTAAAGTAAATACGCTAGATGTTGGCTCGGTGTCGTTATACCATAGTGCATTATCTGATGTTGAACTGTCAGTATCTAAAAATGTTGTTTTAGTTGCACCATATCCTTGATGAAAAACAAGCCAATTATTTGCAATATTTCTAGCTTTTAAAATTACTGCATCAGGTTTAACTCCAAGACCATGCCCAAAAGTTAAAACACTTCCTGTTCCGTTTAGTGTGACTATAGAAAAACCTGCC